AGCGACGGACTCTTCACTTTGGCCACACCTGTGTTGGCTGGCCTTGGTACTCCTACTAAGCAGTTTAGCAGTTGTGTTCTTATTAGATCAGACGATGACTTGGATAGTATATTTGCCAGCGGTGAGATGATGGCCAAGTATGCTAGTAAACGTGCTGGCATTGGCTTGGAGATTGGACGTCTACGACCACTAGGTTCGCCCATTCGCGGTGGCGAGATCATGCACACAGGTATGATACCATTCCTAAAAAAATGGTTTGGCGACCTACGCAGTTGTAGTCAAGGTGGTATTCGCAATGCCTCAGCCACTGTGTTCTATCCCATATGGCATCTGCAGTTTGATGACCTCATTGTTCTCAAGAACAACCAAGGTACAGAAGAGACCCGGGTACGACACATGGACTATGGTGTGGTCCTATCCGCTTTCTTCTGGCGTCGCTTTAAGAACAAGGAGAACATTACGTTCTTCGACCCCAATCAAGTACCTGACCTTTATGAAGCCTTCTATAAAGACACTGCCCTTTTCGAAACACTATACGTAAAATACGAAAAAGACAGCAGCCTCCGTAAGAAAACAATGGCTGCGGAGGAAGTTTTCAAAAGTGGTATTCTCAAGGAACGAACCGATACTGGACGTATCTATCTAGTGTTCATTGACAACGTCATGGACCAAGGTCCATTTGATCCTGAATATCACACCATTTACCAAAGCAATCTCTGCTGTGAAATTCTTTTACCTACCAAGCCGTTCAAACGTCTGGACGATGAGGAAGGCCGCATTGCATTGTGTACCTTGGGCTCAATCAACTGGGGTGCGTTCCGCCATCCCGAAGACATGCGCAGAGCCTGTCGTGTACTTCAACGCAGCCTTTGCAACATATTAGATTACCAGGACTTCTTGAGTATTCAAAGTCAACTCAGCAACGATGAAATTCAGCCACTTGGTATTGGTATTACAAATCTGGCTTACTGGCACGCCAAACGTGGCCTTGAGTATGGAGAAAAGGATGCCCTGGCAGAAGTCAAGTCATGGATGGAGCACCAAGCATACTACCTGACCGAAGCCACTGTGGAACTGGCCAAAGAACGTGGTCGTTGCAAGGACAGCGACAAGACACGTTATGGCAAAGGAATCTTTCCTTGGGAACTACGTGCCAACGGTGTCAACGAGTTAACAGACTTCACACCTGATCCTGCCTTGGATTGGAACACCCTGCGTGGCAATATGCGAGCCTATGGTGTGCGCAATGCCACACTGATGGCAGTGGCACCTGTGGAGTCCAGTTCAGTTGTTATCAACTCAACCAACGGCATCGAAATGCCCATGAGTTTGATTTCAGTTAAAGAAAGTAAGGCAGGATCGTTGACACAAGTTGTGCCCGAATACCACAAACTGAAAAACCGGTATCAGTTGATGTGGCAGCAACAAGATTGCATCGGCTATCTAAAAACAGCCGCTGTGTTAGCAGCATATATTGACCAGAGTATCAGCACCAACACATTCTACAATCCTGCACACTTTGCAGATCGCAAAGTACCTACCACATTGATTGCTAAAAATCTAATGCAAGCACATCACTGGGGTATCAAAACATTCTATTACAGTCTAATCAACAAGCAAGGTGCTAAGGCCGCCAAGGAAGATGCGCCCTTGGAAGTCATTGACTTTGATGATGCAGAAGACTGCGAAAGTTGCAAATTATGAGCCAAGCACAATACAACCTATCAACAAAAACAGACTATCTAAGTCGCAAAATGTTTCTTGACCCAGCAGGTCCTGTGACCATCCAACGTTTTGAAGAAGTCAAGTACAACAAACTTGTGAAGTTCGAACAAGAAGCACGTGGATTCTTTTGGATTCCTGAAGAAGTGTCACTCACAAAAGACGCCAATGACTTCAAGGAAGCCAGTGACACTGTGAAACATATCTTTACATCAAACCTGTTGCGTCAAACAGCCCTGGACAGTTTGCAAGGACGTGGTCCAGCACAGGTGTTTACTCCTGTTGTGGGCATTCCTGAACTGGAAGCCTTGATGTACAACTGGAGTTTCTTTGAAACCAACATCCACAGTAGAAGTTACAGTCACATCATTCGCAACATTTACAACGTGCCCAAGGATGTGTTCAACACCATTCATGATACCAAAGAGATTGTGGACATGGCATCCAGTGTGGGCAAATATTACGACGAACTACACAGAATAAATTGTCATAAAGAATTAAGCAGTGAAATGACAGGTATGGTTCTTGAACAAGAACATATTAAGGCCATTTGGTTGGCACTCAACGCCAGTTATGCACTGGAAGCATTCCGCTTCATGGTAAGTTTTGCCACAAGCCTGGCCATGGTCGAGAACCGTATCTTCATTGGCAACGGCAACATCATCAGCCTGATCCTGCAAGATGAAATCCTGCACAAGGACTGGACTGCTTGGATTATCAATCAAGTGGTCAAAGAAGATCCGCGCTTTGCACAAGCCAAGGCCGAATGTGAAGCCGAAGTGTATCAGTTGTACCTAGACGTGATTCGTGAGGAAAAGGCCTGGGCCGACTACTTGTTCCAGAAAGGTCCTGTGATTGGACTCAATGCACAGATTTTAAAGGACTTTGTGGACTACACAGCAGTGGGCGCACTCAAAGAAATTGGTATCAAGTATCTGGAACCGGCACCGCGTAGCACACCCATTCCTTGGTTCATGAAACATGTGGACACCAGCAAGAAACAAACTGCACTGCAGGAGAACGAATCAACTAACTATGTTATCGGCGTCATGAGTGATCAACTAGATTACGACGAATTGCCAGATTTATAAAAGGAAAAATATGTACAAACCCAATCCTGCAATACGAGAGTCTGAAGACTTTCAAAACATTCGCAACGTGATGAGCAAGTTTGAAAAGATTCAAGAAAAGAATCGCTGCCTGAGAGTGCAATTTTTAGACTGGTTGTCGGTGAAAATGCATTCCTGGGCAGATGGTGTCAAAGCCATGTCAGATCGCATTGATTCACCATGCATTATCAAAGTAGAACCCAAAAGGAAAACCAAATGAAAGCCATAGTATGGAGCAAGGACCAATGCGCCTTCTGCGAACAAGCCAAAGGTTTGTTGGAAATGAAAGGCATTGAATATGAAGTACGTAACATTAGTCAAGACTGGACACGTGAGCAACTGCTAGAGTCTGTGCCTACTGCTAGATCAGTGCCACAGATCTTTTTAGACGATGAGTATGTGGGCGGATTTCAGGAACTGCGCCAAAGGTTGATGTAATGCCACAATTCACATCTGACTGGTTCAGTAATGCACTGGTCAACTTTGATTACATTACCAACTACTTACAAAAACAAAAAACAGTTGACAGCATATTGGAAATAGGCAGCCACGAAGGCCGTAGCACTTGCTGGATGTTGGAAAACATGCTCAGTGACACAGGCACAATTACTTGTATTGATCCATTTGCGGATCGTCCTGTTACAGCATTCAGTAGTGATTCGATCCCCGAAGATCGTAGCATTGAACAAATATTTCGCACCAACACCGCAGAAGTCAAAAAGCCCGGACAAACCGTAGAAGTACATGCCAACATGAGTTTTCCTGCACTGGCACAACTCATTGTGGACAAAAGACAATACGACTTCATCTACGTAGATGGCAGTCACAACGCAGACGATGCACTGGCAGATGCTGTGATGTGTTTTGGATTGTTGCGTCCCGGTGGTGTCATGCTGTTTGATGACTACTTGTGGGAAGATGACCAACACTATTTGGGTCGTTGCAAGCAAAGCATTGACGCATTTGTAAACATGTTTTATCACCGACTCAAACTGGGCTTGGTAAATTATCAGTTGGCAATAGTTAAAAAGGAACTAGAATGAGCGTTGAAGCAGGAAAAACATACACCATGCGCATGGGCTATGGTGAAGAGATTGTGGCAAAAATCACAGCACTTGACAGCAGTACTTACACGCTGAGCAAGCCTGTGGCAGTGGTACCTGGGCAGCAAGGTATACAACTAATGAATTCATTGTTTACTGCAGATCCCGAAGCAGAAGTCACGGTAAATATATCTAGCGTGGCCATGATTGCCCCTGTGCGTGAAGACGTTGGGGACAGTTACTTAGAAGCCACAACAGGTATTAAACCTGTGCGCAGTAAAATCTTAATGGGATAACATGCCAGCAGTACAACGACAAGGTGATCCAAACGGCGCAGGAGGTATAAACACGTCAGGTGTGGCTTCTGTACGAGTAAACGGTCGTCCCATTGTTGTGCCCGGTATCGGTGTTACTCCACACCCTTGTTGTGGCCAAGACGGCTGTGGCATACATTGTTCGGCAGTGACCTCAGGTGGGTCTGGATCAGTACGTGCCGGCAGCCGTCCTGTGATACGAGATGGCGATAGTGATACCTGTGGACACAGTCGTACTGCAGGTTCCAGCACAGTGAGAGCAGCATAATGGTACAATCAACAGCAACACCCTTACAACTCACCGCAGGCGTGGGATTTTATTCAGGCAACGCCATCACAGCCAACACCCAATTGGCCAACACTATTGCTGCTTATTCGTCTGTGCTCACAGGTAATTTATTGACCACTATATCTGCTGCCGCCAGCAATGTAAGTTTGGGTATATCAGCAGGCACACTGGCCAATCTTAAAACACTAGGGGCTAATGTTGCAGGGAATTATTGTCCTGCATTGGGAGATTCAGTGCCCAGCAATGTAACGTTGACTGTGGGCAATACCGGGTACACTGGGTCTATTACCAATTCGGCCAACACTTATTTAGGTGGCGGCGACTTTGGCAAGTTTGCACAGGCTTTTGGTGCCGCACAAGGTTACATCAGTCTCACCAACAACATCATACTCAGTGCAGCCAATGCCAATGGCACGGATTATCTTGGTCCTACATTTAGTAACATGAACAACTTGATCACTGCAGACATTGCTAAAATTAATTTGGCATTTCCTGCATTTGGGGCCGATCTTGCTGCCACCGGCGATTTAATTGCCTTGGACAACGTTGCGGAATTCGGCACCCCGGCTGCTTTGTTGCAACAACTGAGTAAAAAAGGCAACATGCTAAACGGCACTACTCCTTGTGTTACTGTTGCCTTGAAAGCACAAGGACTAAATGATCAAAACATCTCAGATCTAGTAAACAACAATGTGCAGAGTTTGTTTAACCCTGGCGGACTTACACGAAATCAATTTGATCGATTGCAAAAAGCGGCATACCCTGCACTGTGTAATGTCACTGGCGATTGTTTAACAGAAGTATTAAGTATATTAAATTGTACAACTCCCAACATCACACAAATGTGTCAATTATTAAATCCTGTGAAAATATTCCCTACAAGTTATTCAAGTTTGACACTGCCCACTCCAGACGGTCCTGTGTTGATATACGATGATGCTGGCGCGGTAAACAGTGTGATTACTCCCATACTCAACTCAGGATCTGTAACCCCCACAGGTTGTGACGAATTGGCAAAAATTATTCCTGCTGCCAATGCCGCGGCCAATCGTGCATTGCAAATTGGACTCCAACAGATCAAAGGTATCTCAGGAACTACAGTACCTCAACTGGCAGCAATACTACAATGACCACAATAGCACAAACAGCCGCAGAAACTGCGGCATATTCAAGACGACTAGGCACACTCAAGGGCTTGGATCTGATTGCCAATACCACAACTCCTGTGCCTGCCGCAGTGGCCACTTACTATGCCACAAATTTGGCCTCAGGATCAGGCCCCAGCGGCACATTTTTGACCACAGACTTTTTTGGATCAGCAGCCGGTATTCCTTACAATGAGGATTTGGCCACAGTAACGTCAACCATCTCTGCACAACTTGCCGCCGGCACACTGACCACACTCAACACCATATATTCTTACATGAAAAATCTCATAACTGATGTGTATGGGTTGCCAGGCGCAATAAATCTTCCAGCACCTTACAATGCAGGAAATCCTTATGCCAGTTATAATTCAGCCCTGGTGGTCTTGGTCACAGCCGCTGATGCAGCCATTGGCACTGCCATCTCTGCCATGGGCACCGCAACCACAACGCTGAACACCACTTGGTATGATATGATATCACATTCAGTAAATGAACCAGTGTTTCAAGCCAAGGCATCGATTAACTATGCTACACTCACGGCTGGCGCACAGTTGCCCATCACTGCTTTTATTCCTGCCCTGGCTGGATACGGACAAGACACACAAACTGGCATGGCAGCACAGTTTTTAGAAAGCATAGCCAACACTGCCAATCAGTATGGTCAGGCCATGGTGGGTGCGCTACGTGAAGGCCGTAACACCGCTGGTATTAATGCGGTTGGACTCAAAGCAGACAACGATGTTCCACAGCAACCCACATCAGTGCCACCGCAGGCCACGCTGAGTAGCAGTGAATACACACCTGCACAAGCACGAGCCTTAGTGTAATACTCAAGTACTACTTTTTTCTGGTTGACCAGAAATGCCCATTTTGCTATAATATAGGCATAGAGTAACAAAAAGGAGCCAAGATGTATTACATTGTTTCTAAAGGTACTGGACTTATTGTAACAGATGGTCCCAACAGAACCCGTGCATACAAAACTTTCGGTGCCGCCCGTGCCACACGCACACGCCTGTGCAACAAAGCAGGGTGGACAGCGGACCAACTTAGCATTGTTGCCACCAAGT